ACTAATCATCGGCCACAGCCGCTCCCGGATGTGGTCGAGCAGTAGAAGGGAACGGAAATGCCACAAATTGTCACCGCAAGCGAATTGCGATCCATTCTGGGCGTTTCCGTATCTCTCTATTCCAACGAATATCTTGAACAGATGATTGAAAGCGCAGAGCTGACAATTCTGCCATTGCTTACTGGATACCAATCAGCAGTCACAGAAGTCTTTGTAGAAAATTCCATCGCCTATTACGGAACCCAGCGCGTCAATTATTTCGTGCCGGGTCAAGATGTTGTCATTACCGGATGCGGCATTTACGACGCAACAGTGACAGTCACCGACGATCGCATTGCGCCAATGGTCTTTACGTCTGCAACGGGCGAAGCAGACAGCACATACACCATCCCAATCATTCCGAGCGGGCTTGCGTGTATTGATGGGGCAACCGCCGGCGATTTATACTCTGGCGTTGCTCCCATTAAGTCAGCCATTCTTGTTGTTGCTGTTGAAGTATTCCAAAGCGTTACAGCTCCGGGAAATCAGATTATGAGCGACGCATTTCAGCCATCACCATTTGTCCTTGGTCGCAGCTTAACAAGTCGCATTGTGGGTTTGCTTGGGCCATTTCTTGAAGTCGAAACGATGTGTTTATGACAATCGAAGCCGACATCAGAACGCCATTGCAGACAACACTTTCAACAATTGCAGCCAATGTTTATAACGGCATTCCAGAAGCAATGACCAGCCCATCAATTGTCCTTGTTCCAGATTCACCATATTTGGAAAGCACTCTTATCAATGGATCAACAACCAAAGTCAAAATCAATTTCTTGGTTACTGGCGTTGTCGGTTATTCAAGCAACGCAGCAGCTTTGACCAATCTTGAAGATTTAATGATTGAAATTATTTCAACCATGCCGGCTGGATATGTCGTCGGCGATGTTAGCTCACCCACACCTTTGGAAGTCGGCGCAGGAAAATTCTTGACGGCTGATTTGCAAGTCTCAACGTACTACACCGACTAAGGAGAAAACAAATGGCAACAACAATCATCACCGGCAGAGACATCACCTTCACCATTGACGGCGATGATTTCGATGCTCAGGCCACATCAGCAACATTAACTGTTGATTCAACAATCAACACTTATCAAACACTCGATGGCAAGGCTTATTACACAACAGACACTCAAGGATCGTTTGCGGTTGAAATGCTTGCAGACTGGGGAGCGGCATCATCACTATGCGAAGCACTTTGGACAGCTGCAACAAGCGCGCCACAGACTGGATTAGCGGTTGTTTTGGTTGCAGACACAGGCGCATCATTTGCATTTGATGTGCAGCCAATTTTGCCATCAGCAGGTGGAACTGCACCAGATGCACAAACTGTTTCTCTTGCATTCACATGTGTAACCACACCAGTAGCAACATTTAGCTAAGAAAAGGATACGGGAGCATGAAACTACCAATCACAATCGAATACACAACAGGGGAATCTGAAATCTATACGGCGCAGCCGCCAGAATGGATGCGTTGGGAGAAATCCACAGGATTCACAATCGGACAAGCACAAGAAAAGATGGGCATTTCTGATCTGATGTTCTTGGCTTATCACGCTATGAAGCGCGAATCAGCTGGGAAAGCAGTGAAGCCTTATGAGATTTGGTGTGAAGGTGTCTTGGATGTAAAGGTGGGAGAAGCTGACCCAAAAGTCATGAACGCGGAAGTATAGGACGATTATTGGTTGAAGTCGCAATAGCGACGGGCATACCAATGAGAGAATGGGAAAGCGCGGAAGATATACTTACAGCGATTGAGATATTGGAGAAGCAGAATGGCGTTTAAGGCGACAAAAGGCCAAGGCACATTTCGCATTGAAGTTGAGCCTTATGCGCTAAAGAATTTAATTTCTACTTTGAATTTATTGGACAAAGAAACCCAAGGTCGTGTTCGAGATGCTGCGCAACCTCTTTCCAAAAGACTTGCCGGTCAGCTTATGATGTTTGGCGGCAGCTCACCGACACCACAGACCAAATTGGTACTTGAATCAATGCTTACGCCTCGAGATCGATTGATTCGTGTTGATCTTGGTGGGTCAAAAAAAGTTGGTCGCCCATACGGCGGCACTGCAAGCAAAAGCGGAAAAGGTAACAAGGTTGGACGTAGTGCAGCTCCAGCCGGTGCGTTGCTTTGGGGTTCTGAATACGGCTCTCATTCTGGCGTTGATAGAGCGCAGCGAAAATACACCAACAGATTCAAAGCTCCGCAAAATCGAGAAGGATATTGGATAAATAAAGGAGTTGATTTCTACACGCCAGTAGTTGCAAGAGAATACATTGAGATTGTTCAAGGCATAATCAATGATTTGAGGCTTAACTAATGGCCGGAATTCCAAAAGTCAAGATTACCTTTGATGCTGACTTTGATGATTTGAAAAAGGGCATCAAGGGTTCGCAAGACGAAGTTGAAACTTTCGCTGATAAGGTTGGAGAGTTTGGCAAGAAAGCAGCTATTGCATTTGGCATCGCCGCCGCTGCAATTGGAGCATTTGCTTTGGCATCGGTTAAGGCAGCAGCAGAAGATGAAGTAGGCCAGAAAAAACTTGAAGAGACTATCCGCAATACGACTACCGCCACAGCTGACCAGATCGCTGGGATTGATAAATACATAACGGCGCAAAGCATTGCAACAGCTACGACTGATGATGTAATTCGTCCGGCTTTATCTCGCCTATTGCGGGCGACTGGAGATTTGACCAAATCCCAAGAATTGCTGACATTAAGCCAAGAAATCTCTGTGGCGACCGGCAAGCCGTTGGAAGCTGTGACAAATGCTGTTGCAAAGAGCTTTGAAGGATCAAACACAGCTCTGGGCAAATTGGGCATCGGCATTGATGCAGCAACTCTGAAAACTCTTACATTTGACCAGACTCAGCAATTGCTCAACACGACATTTGATGGATTCATTGCAAATCAAGCAGATACAGCTGCATTCAAGTTTCAACAAATCAGCATTGCCGTCAATGAGTCTAAAGAAGCAATTGGCGCAGCTCTACTGCCGGTAGTCAAGGAATTAGCCGATTTCTTAATTATCACAGTCGTTCCAGCAATTGAATCATTCGTTGCTGGATTGACGGGAAAAGATAGTTTGGCTGAGGGTCTTACAGATTCTCAAGAAAAGGCTGTTCAATGGGGCAAAAAAGTCAGAGGCGTGATTGATACAGTAATTGATCTCAAGGATGAACTGACCGCGGTCGCCTTGGTTATTGGAACACTATTTGTTGTTTCCAAAATAAGTGCGGCTGTTGTATCTACGATTGCTTTAATCAATACTTTAATCAAGGCATATAACTTGCTCAAAGCATCTGCAATTGTTGCTGGTGTTGCATCAGCATTTGCATTGAACCCATTGTTGGGCGTTGGCGCGGTGGCATTAGCTGCCGGAGTTCTAGCTGGAGCAAATGCTTTAGCACGATCCAGTGATACAGCCGGCGCAGAAACCTTTGCGACCGGTGGCGCACCCGGAGCAATTAGAGGTGGCGTATTTCAAACACCCGCCGAAAAAGCATCATTGGATGCTAGTGTGGCTGCTGGTTTAGCAGAAGCAAAAATTATTGTTGCAGGTCAAGCAAAAGGTTTAACCGCTAGTCAATCTTTAGCAGCTGCGGGCTTTACAGATTCACAAAACGGCGCTCGTTTAACGGCGGCTGGTAGTGGCGCATTTACAGATTCACAAAACGGCGCTCGAATCAATCTCACAGTCAATGGGGCAATTGATGCAGAGGGCACAGCTCGCACAATTATTGAAACACTCAACAATTCATTCTTCCGCGGTACCGGCGGCGCGTCGAATCTGCAAGCAATATGAGCGTCTTTAATCCAGTTTGGAGAGTCACTATTGGCGGCGTTCAATATCAGACTGCCATTCTTGCCAATCTGACTATTACGTCTGGGCGAACCAATATCTATGAGCAAGCTCAAGCCGGATACACAAACATTGAACTTATCAATTTAGATCAATCAAATGTCATCATTGGAATCAATGATTCATTGACTATCGAGCTGCAAGATTCTACAGCTACATTCATTCCCATCTTTGGTGGGTCAGTCGTCGATGTCGCAATATCAGTGGCCGAATTGGGAAATGTGGCCTATGCCCAGCGCATTAGAGTCATTGCTTTGGGGGCTTTGGCGAGATTGCCAAAGGCTTTGACAAATGGTGTCTTGAATCAAGACTTTGATGGCGACCAGATTTACACAATTCTCTCAGAACTATTATTTGCCCAATGGCAAGCAGTTCCGGCAGCTTTGACATGGGCAACCTATGATCCCAGTACTCAATGGCAAGATGCCGAAAATACTGGATTGGGCGAAATTGACCAACCCGGCAATTATGAACTTGCAGCGCGTTCATCAGAGCGAACAGATGTTTATTCTTTAGTTGCAGCTTTGGCCAGTAGCGGATTGGGTTACATCTATGAAAATGCTCAGGGGCAAATTTCTTACGCCGATTCGACACATCGCACGACTTATCTTGCAGCTAACGGATACGTCAATCTTTCGGCTAATGATGCTCAAGGTTCAGGCTTAACAATAGAATCACGCACCGGCGATGTTCGAAACACTATCACGCTCCAGTACGGGGCAAATTCAAATTCAGAAGTCAGTGCCGCCGATTCAACTTCCGTCGGTTTATACGGAGAGCTTGCTCAGATATTTACAACAACCATCAAGCATTCGGCTGATGCTCAAGATCAAGCGGATTTCTATTTGGCGCTCAGGGCTTATCCTCAATATAACTTCAATCAAATCACTTACCAGCTAACAAATCCAGAGATTGACGACGGCGACCGAGATTCTTTAATTAACGTGTTCATGGGAATGCCACTGGCCATCGCAGATTTGCCGCTGAATATGTCGGCCGGTACTTATCTGGGCTTTGTCGAAGGCTGGACGTTCCAAGCCGGATACAACCAAATCAGCGTCGCACTTAATCTTTCGCCATTAGCGTTCTCACTTCAAGC